GTGGAAGAGTGGTAGGCGATGAACGCGATTATCAACAAGAATTTTTACAGTTGTGTTCTGGTATACCTAACGTACAAATCGGGGAACCTATAGTATTATCCACTATTAGTGATAGTAATATAGTCAAATTGGTATTACCTGAAACATATAAGCCTGGTTTAACTATTCTAAAAATACAAAGACTACCTGGTTATATCGGTGGTGTCCGTAAATCCCGTAAATCCCGTAAATCCCGTAAATCCCGTAAATCCCGTAAATCCCGTAAATCCCGTAAATCCCGTAAATCCCGTAAATCCCGTAAATCATAATACTTAAAGCGAACCCGACGTATCTATGTATTGACATACCCCCATCCAATGAACGCCTTTCGTGAACACAATATCCCTACAGTGACCCTTGATGTTCGCATCTCTTGTGATACATTTTGGAACTATAAGTTTAATATCCCGATACGTATCAATGATTATTATAATTCAAATGAACGGAATATCCATCGCGGTGACGGCCGTGACGAGTCTGACATCGCAACAGACTCGTGCCGTATTGGAAATATCGGGCGTCGCGACTCACGATTCTCTCGACTTGAAGAATATCTCATAGATTATGTTATTCAACATATTTATGATGACTTGATGGCTACCCGCCAACATCGGGACCTTCCGACACTATTGAAGAAGGCTCGGAAGTTTCATATCCACGGACGAACTCTTGAAGATATATTGTTTCCTGCGAATTCCGGAAACCGGAATAGTGATACACACGCGATGCCGGAGAATATTGTGTATATATGTACGCATTGCTAATAGAATAGAATGGAATAGAATGGAATGGAATAGAATGGAATGGAATAGAATAGAATAGAATGGAATAGAATGGAATCGCGAGCGGTAGCGTAGCGAATGGAATCACTCACCGCCCCCTCCCGACATAAAATTGTGTAACAACACATCATTATTCGTATTTTTTACATCACCTGTCAAAATAGAATCCTCATACATTCTGCGTAATACATCTGGTGGAGCATTTGAACCCACTTTAAGTAACTGATGTTCGTATAAATATTTCCGGATTTCGCCGATAGTTTTCTGTTTTAATGTAAGGTGTTGATTTTGAATATGTCGCTGTGTCTGTTTATTTTTCAACAACACACCGACGACATCGTCGTGTTTTCCGATACGATAGCTTTTCTTCTTTGTTTTGCGGATTTTCAAACGCATACCCGCTACTTGTTCGGGGGTGAGATCGCCGCTGCCGCCGCCGCTGGTTAACCCGGTGGCTTCGTTACTGGACGAAGGCGTAGTCGTCGTCGTCGTCGTCGTCGGCGAGCCCCCCCCCAATATTTTCGTAGCCCATTCGCGGAATGTCGGTTTCTTCCCATTTTTGAGACACCCGTGAGGGGGGTCTTCTTTCAAGAAAATAGATGGAAGAAAGTCTTCTAGTTTCGTTGGGATATGTAATGGCGCTGCCTCCGCCGCCGCAGTCTCGGTGCTATCCGCACCCGCAATCGTATTATTATACATTTCAGCCAATTCTGATAATTTCGGAATAGGGGTTTCTTGCGGTATCGCCGGCATCGCCATCTGAGGCATCGCCATCTGAGGCATCGCCATCTGCGGCATCGGCATCTGCGGCATCGGCATCTGAGGCATCGCCATCTGAGGCATCGGCATCTGCGGCATCGGCATCGGCGACGTTGAAATGGCCACCGGTGATGACACTTGAGCGATGGGTCCAGTTTGAAGCATCTGAACAACAGGCAATCCAAGTAATCCCGTGTTTGTCAATATTTCACCATTGTGTAACGTTTCAGCGACTTGGTTCAATATTTTGGCCTCTGGTGTTTTAGCCTCGGGGAGTCCGATACCGACCCCATTGCCGCGATGTTTCTGGGTCTGCTGCTGCTGCTGTCGGCGCTTCATTGCGAGTTTCCGAAGGAAATCCATCGATTGAGTGAATGTATCATCGCTACCGCCGCTACCGCTAGCTGGCTGCGACTCTTGGATGTGCGCGCTATTGTCATCAACCTGATTGCGCGCTCGTTCTCTCGTTCGCTGGTGTTGTTTAATTCTCTCAAGTAGTGTTTTCTTAAGCGTGCTAGGTTGGACGATCGAACTCGGTCGTATTTTCCGCTCTCCACTACCACTGCGTTTCGTATGCCGTTTCGAGCCACCTCCCCCGGCACCGCCGCCACCCAGTAATGAATTGGCATTTATAACTATACTTTTTCTTTCACCAGTCATTATATATAACCTATAAGATACTACTAGTGTATATATTTACAAATATAACGTCTTCATATACGGTCCAGCGCCCCGTTCCTTCCGTTCCTTCACTTCCGGATTTTCAATGAACAACTTGAATCCACTCTCTAAATCCGCCAATGTCACTATCTTTTTCTCGGATACTGGAAGGCAGAACACCCGACGACTATGTGCGATTTTCGTTTTCGTAAATAATGTTTCCATATCACGACCATATGTCGTGAAATAATCCATTCGCGACGCAAACCAGGACTCGGGGAGTGTCGCGGCGATAGTCCAACCATAATCTCGCACCTGTTTTTCATAGATGGATTTCAATTCGCCGGGCTTATACCCGTCTAGTTTAAACCGCCACGTGAACCGCGAGTTCAACCCTTCATTCAAGCTGAAGAAACAGTCATTTAACTCCTTCTCATATCCAGCAATAATCACCATCCAATTGTGCTTATGTTCACTCAATGCCTCGCACAGGGTATCGACGCATTCCTTCGCAAAACTGTCTCTTTTCTCTGAATTTCCAAGAGAATAAGCTTCGTCAATAAATAAGACCCCGCCAAGCGATGCCTTAATCATATCCTTCGTTTTGATGGCGGTTTGCCCTAAATACCCCGCAACGAGGTCATTCCGACTCACTTTTTTGAATATTTTCTTGTTTAAAATCCCGAGATTGCTGAAAATCCGGCCGATGATTTTCGCGACTTCGGTTTTTCCTGAACCAGGTGGCCCATATATAACTGTGTGCATGAAATCGCCCTTGGTAGGTAGTACCGCAGCACTACACCCTCCGATTTCATCACCAAACTGGCTTTTTTTAATACTTTCAGATATACGATGGTTTAATGTTTTAAAATCAAATATCGGTGGTCCCATTTTTGCGGCACCCGATGATTGATATGGCGCCGCAAACGGATTAAATATAGGTTCAGCCGCGTCTTTACCAAAAACCGCTGACGTATTCGCATCCGCGTCTTTTGTCGTATTTGGATTCTCTGGAATATGAAGCTCCTGTAAATAATACAGAATCTGGTCTACAATTGTTTGTTTGATTGTATCCATTCCAATCATATTCGATAGATCCCGCAAGGGTTCGCGTATCGCGTGAATCGCCGACATATTGATATTGTATTTCTTGGTTTCAGACAATGGATATTTATCACATAGCGCGATGAGGTCATCGATATGCTGGATATTTTCTCGGATTTCTATCATTTCGGGCGCGACGGGCGCGACGGGCGCTGTATTCACTGGAAACATATACGTCATTGGCATCCCTGAAAATAATGTCAGCTGCTGCTGCTGCTGCTGCTGCTGCTGCTGCTGCTGCTGCGTATTTGTAGGAATAAACGGTGTAAATATCATATTCATAAATGGATTCGGGGGCGCAACCGATGGCGGCACCGGAGCCGAAGGTGTAAACTTATAAATACCGGTTTCATCTACAAATGAATACGGCGTCTTTGATTTATGAAAATAATCGTGTAATTGTTGCTCCATATTTGATACTTGTTTTTCATTTTCAATACGCTCATTTTCACGTTGTTTCAGTGTGTCCTGACGTGATGGAGGAGGAGGAGGCGGCAATTGATTTTGTGGTGGATTCTGATTCGGAGGCAGATTATGGGATGCGGTCGAATCATTTCTCATAGTATGAGGACTTTTATAATACCAACGACGTTTTTTACGTGGAGGTTGGTCGTTATTGCGATTATTGTCGGACATTTATAGAAATCACACCAACGTCGGGTAATAGAATAACCATTAAAGGTTTATATCCATTTCATAACTCGCGAAGGAGTTTATCATTTGAAAAACAATATAAAAATAAATTGAAGATACAATTTAGTTTATCCTGAACTATAACAATCAGGGTCAATTCATTACATTACATTTCATTACATTACATTATTGTTATTCGCAAATATGCCAAAACTTATCCGCAAACAAAAAATATCGGCGGCTGTGGTGCCACCTACACCCGAACCCGAACCCGAAACGACAACGGACAATACCGAGGAGACTAACAATAACGACGAAGAACAACAGAATCAAACATATGAACGAATGAACCCGCGATACGCCGCAAATACCGAGGAGGCAATCGAATCGCTTCAGGAAAAAATACAAAGCCGAATCGGA